CGTAACATATCTTCTATCACCTTCAAACTTTTGTTTACCGTTTTTATCCCAAACACCATACCAACCACGAGTATTAGTTAATCTTATATGATATTTAGTAAATCCTTCATTTACGGATTCAGTATATACCCTATGACCATATTTATCTTCAATACCAATTGAAGCTCTTGGATATTTTTTCTTTACATCTTCATAGTGAGCAGGAATCTGTTGTAGTATTTTTACTATTCTATTGTGTATTACTTTTCTTTTTGCTTTATCATATACTACGATAGACCAAGGCCCTGCTTTACTTCCTTTACGAACACTCGTCATAATTTTAGACCACTTACCTTCATTTACTGATTCCATTGGATGACTTTTCATATATTTAACAAATTGTCTTGCTCCGTCAATATATCCTAATAATTCTTTTTTATCAACACCTTTAAAATGTCCACTCTTTAGTGCAAGATTTAGAAGAGCTCTTGTGGATTTACTTTTATTTCTCATTACTATTGCTTGTAATATATCTGCTTGGTCTGAAGTTAATATACCCATTCCAGCTTCATTTACGGATTCATTAAACCCATAAACATATCCACTCTTACTTAAAGTGTTTACGAACTTTGCTAAATCTTTTTTGTTTCTAAAAGTTTTGATATCAAAGAAATCACTACCATCTTTGTGTTTCTTTTTTCCATTATGATAAGAGATTGTATATTTTGCTGAACCAACTCTATCTTGTTGATAGTATCTTTTTTTACCTTCATTTACGGATTCAGGTATAATCCATTTCTTCTTTAATGCTTGAGCCCAAGTTTTCTTTGTATGAAATTCTTTTCTATTACCTGGTGCAACAAACATATAACTTGTTCCTGCTGGATCTTCAGGTATTCCACGATTACCGTGTGTAATTTTTTTCAATGTATATACTTTTCGTGGATCACTCTTATATCTAATCTTTTGTCCAACTTTAAGTTTCGGGTCTTTGACTGCTTCTTTTACGGATTCAACCTTTTTCTTTTTACCTAATTCCACTGCAATTCTTGCAACCTCTTTATAACTTTTATTCCATCCCATTTCTTTCATATGAACTGCCAATTGACCAAGTACATGACCATATCCGATTCCTGTACCTTTATGTTGTTTACTCCAATGTTTAATTCTACTAGCTAATGTATCATCAGTAAATTTAGCTTCTAACATAGTTATATTTTCTTTTTTTAATCTACTTTTTTCTGCTCTACCACGATTTTTAGATTCTGCTTCAAATCCTGCTATTCTACCACCTTTATGTGAAGCATCTTTACCATCACCATTACCATAAGTACCTTTTTTTCTATTATACTGATTTAACTCAGCTCTATATTTCTTTGCTTTGGTAGATGATTGAAATTTCTTGTATTCTGCTTTATAGTTACGTTCACTCATTATCGTAATCCCATAGCCCGTCTTTTTCTCATAGACTTCATTCTCTTTCTTCTAATCATAGCAGACTTTCCTCTTTTCTTAATAGCTGCTCTTTTCATAGCCCTTCTTTTTTTAACTCTTTGTGCACCCGAAACTCTTACGCATTGCTTTTTTGATGCGACATATCTTTTATTTTTTGGACAAATAACTCTGAGTTTGAGTTTTTTATTGCGAATAACTCTCTTTTTTCTGAATTCTTGTAAGTTATTCATTATTTCACTAACAAAAACATCAACCATTGTGTTGAATTCTTGTTCGTCATTAAGAATATCTTCAGTTACTTCATCAAACCAGCCATTTGCTATAGATTCCTTGACTATTCGGTGTAATACAGACATTACATTTCCGATAAAGCAAGTTTCAATTCAAGAACATATTCCTTATATAACCCCATTAAACGTACAGCTTTTTTCTTATCACCACTTTCATGTATATCTTTAATCATCATTTTCAAGTTTTTCTCAAGACTTGATACATCTTTTAAAGCTGAAGATTTTGCTCCTTCATACATAGGTGGTATATCATCTAATCTAAAATCTTTCCACGTTTCCCACATTTTATCTATTTTTGTTTTCGGCATAATTACATCTCTCTAATAATATCGTTAGCAATAGTTTCTACTTTACACCATTGTCCACATTCATTCGGATTTCTATCATCTACTCTATAATCTACACTTTCATTAAGTCTACCCTCGTTTGTTGGGTGTAAGAAAGCGCCTTGTGTAGATGGATTAGATACAAAATCAAATGCTATAAGTTCAAAATCAGGTTGTACTGCTACAGTTTGTTTACCTGGGTCTTCATCATCTTTTTCATCTATAGTTTCTACTGAACCCATACCTCTTGAAGAGATACCTAATTTAATACCTGATCTGAATAATTCTTTTAAAATGTTTCCTGCGGGCGTAGGTAGAACTTCTACCTTTCCTACTAAATCATCATTTTCCCACCACATTTCTCTTATATTATGAGAAACATTTGCTAAGTTGACTACCGAGCTTTCGGGATGGTCTAATTCACCCATTGCTCTACGTTCTTTTATAAATGATTGACCATATTTTTTTGCTTCCCTTACTAGAATTTCTTTAGGGTAGATTCTACCATTTTGATTTTCAGCATTTGCTCTCTGCAATACACCCTTAACCATTAATTTCCCATTATTGGATTTCATGGATTCAGTTATTGTCTCTGGCCTTACTTCAAATGGTAAGTAGTCTACTATAAGTTGTCTCATATTTATCTCACCTTATTAGCTTTTAACTTTAATAATTTCAGTTCTAACCTCTTCAAGCTCTTCTATTAGCTTGTCAACTTTTTCTAACGCTTCCACCTTACTAAAACTATTTCGTTTTCCCTGTTTCAGCGATTCTTCACAAAACTTTTTTGTTATAGTTATAATATCCAAAAGTTTGTAAATAAGTTGAAACCTAAAATGTTCCCATTTTGGCTTTTCTTTCAACTTCATAAAAAGTTAGTGTAATTGGCCGACTTTATTAGCTAATTTTACTAACCTTTCACTAATTTTTTTCATAGCAGAATGAGTTCGTTTCCAATAAGATGTAGAATCAACACCTAACTCGTTCTTTAACTTAATATTCATTTTAACTAATTTATCAAGCTCATTCAACTTATCACGAACTTCCATCATAGAACGACCAATCTTTTGTTTTGATGTTCTTGTTTTATCATTTCTATATTCGTGATATTTACCTTCATTTACATTTTCAAGTTTTTTATCAATCTGTTTTGCTTTACCTGCATCAACTCTTTTTACACTAACAACTTTTTTAGCTCCACCTTTAAGTTGTTTAGCAACTACCATTTTTGCAGCACCTGCTGAACCTGCATTAACAATAATAGTAGCCGTATCACCCATTTCACTGCCTAACTGAAACTTGACTGCAAACTTAGCCTCTGCTAAAGCATATCCACTTTGTTTAGCATTTTTCTTTCGTCTATCTTTTCCTTTAGCAGTAAATGCGGCAGGTGTCATATAAGAACCACCAGCAGTTACAGTTGTAGAAGCCTCTTCTAACTCTTTTGTTAAAAGATCTCTAATAATTTCTTTAAGTTTTGATAATTTAATTGTTTGCGACATGATCTATTTCCTCTATAAGTTGGTAATACCTCATCATTGAAACAACCTGCTTATCAGAAACAATTTTACCTTTTTTCAAACCATCAATTTGATTAACAACTTCTGTTAATTTAATTTGTGTAACTTTATCATCTACAGTTTGAACTTGTTTTTTTAATGACTTTTTAACTTTATCTACTTCAGTATTTACATACTCTCTTAATTTATTAGTATTAGAAATATTATTGATATATTCTTTTATTAATGTTTTTTGTTCATTATTTAAATTTTTATATTTTTTATTGAACTTATCTACTAAAGTTGAATATGCTAGTAATCTTAAATCTTTTTCTTGTTTTTTAAGGTATTCAAAAGTTTTATTCTTTTTAGCTGGTTTTGAATTAATAGTTAAATTTTCAACAATAGTATATTTTGATTTAACATACAATTCAGGCTGGACACTATCTTGAGTTTGAAACACATTATATATTGATGCTAAAACTTTATAATTAGGAATTCGTGCATTAAAAAAGTCTCTTATATCATAACATTCTTTAATTTCTTTAATAGCATTATATTTTTCCTTTTTAATAGTAGAATTATTTAATTTTTTTCTGCTCTCTAAAACCGCATCAATCAAAGATTCTGCTCTCGATTCAGAACTGTATTTATTTTCAACTAAAACTTTATATAATTGATATTCTTTTCCCAATTCTGTTTTATTATGAAAATATTTTTTTAAAATATCAACTGCCTTAGATTTATCCGACTCCATTAAATCTACTGTAATTTGTCTTGTTAACAGTTCAAAAAGTATTCCAGCATTTTTTATCTTCGAATGCCCTAGTTTTCTATTTAACATAGATTGCTCCAATCATTAAAAAGTGTGTCATATATAAATATAAAAATATGAAAAATTACTTTAATTTAGACTCCTCAAGTTCTTCTTTATATTCGTTTTCTATCATTTCAGCCTCATTTATTAACTTATAATCCTTTTTGGTGAATTTCTTCATATTTTTCTTTAATCCATCAAAATGTGCAAGTGCTAAATGCGGACTATAACTCTTTTTTCTATCATGCTTACCTATTGGATCTCTACCTCTTGCGCCACTATCTTTTCCATATTTTCCACCCTCTTTTGGTCTTCCTGCACCGTTCCAACCACCTGGAGGTGAACCACCTATATCATCCAACTCGTGTCCTGTCCTACCCGCTTGTGCATCTGAGGGTGTTCCTTGTGCTTCACCACTCTTTGCAGGATCATTACCCTCATTTTCTATCTGTGATCGTCTGAATTTCTGTTTGTAATCAAATACAATTTCATTATCCATTTCTTTAATTTCTTTATCCGTAAAATTAAATATATTCTTATAAATCCACTCTGTAGAAACTAAACCATCTTGTATCATAGACGAAGCTAATGTAGTTTTACTATTCCACAACTCAACTTTTTCAGTTTCATAAATTGTAGATGGATTTGTAAGATTTAATTCAAAGTTTACAAGTTCTTCATCTGTAAATCCTTGTGCATATAAATGAACTATTGCAATTTTCGTCAATTCAGATACAGTAATTCTTTGGATTCTTTCAATCGTTCTTGCAAACCTTACATCTTCTGCTGCAAGTGTAGCTTTACTACCAAGTCCTTCTTCATATCCAAGAAATGCTTTTGGAACACGAAGTGCTGCTAGCATTTTATTTTTAAGATATTCAATATCTTCTATTGCTTCATAAGTCAATCCTGGCAAAGAATCAATTTGTGTTCCACTATCTCCACCACGTACAGGCAAGAAAAAATCTTCCGTAACATTTTGAATATTATATTTCAAATTATAATCACCTGTAGTATTATCAATTATAGGCGCTTTCTTCATCTTATTGATGATTTTTTGCATATAGTTATCAACTTCAGCGGGTGGTATGTTTCCTATATCTACTCTAAACACTCTCTTTTCTGGTGCTCTCATAATACGGTGTATTAACATAGCATCTTCCATCAACTGTAACTGCTTCCATACTTTTCTTCCTTGTTCAATCATAGACTTACCATATGGAAGATAATTAGAATCTGAAAGTAATCTGAAATGTGCTACTTCATAATTTTCAAGTTCATATGGTTTATCTTTACCAAACTGTATCCTACTTTGCATAGCATGTATATTTTCTGACTGTTCAAGGTGGAATTTAACAAGTTGTGGATTCTCTGCATCTATACCTTCTACTCTTACAACATCATATGCAGACATTGGATTTACATTTGTAATACCATATTTTTCATTAATTTCTAATTGTAAAAAGAAATCTCCATATTTACACATATTACGAACCCAAGGCCACAAATTAAATTCAACATTCAATATATCATAAAAAAGATTATGTAATATTTCTTTAATATTAGAATTATCACTATTAATTTCTATAACATTACCATATTCAGATTTCATTGTTGATTCATCTGCATAGATATCAAGTGCTGATGAGATTATGCCATCACTATCCATTGTTTCATAATCTTTAAATAATCCTATTCTTTGTGCTTTTTTTGCTACGGCATCCGATACGGCAGAAACTCCATAACCAGAATACAATCTTGTATATCTGTCAATTAAGTTTCTTCTTGCCATCATTTGAGCTTTATCTGTATCTGCAACTTTTAATTTTCTACCACCAACGTTTCTAACAATAACGTTTGTAGAAAATAATCTTTGTAGTCTACCAAATAATGATTTATCAGCCATTTTTACCTCACTTAGTTAATTAACCACTCCAATGACTCTTTTTCTTTCTCTGGGCCAACGTGCCAATCCCAAGAATCGGGTCTATTTTCTTCTGGAGTGTATATGCCTTCATTTAATTGAAAGCTATCTAAAGTTTTTCTCTGTAATTCAATTCCCTGTGCCTTTAATCTTAAAGCAGTTTCTCTTACCCACAAACCAATACCAAAAGATATAACCAAATCGTCGTTATATCCTCTCATTGCTTCTGCTTTACTTCCATTGTATATAAATACAAATAATTCATCTAATAACCGTTGAGAATAAATACTTACAGCTTTTTCTCTAAAAAATTCTTCTAATTTAGCAATAACTAATGGTCTTGTCTTCATAGACATTGTAAAACCAGGAGTCATTTTCTTTTCCTCTCTATAATGCTTATTAGTAATCTGTCTTTCAACATCTACCCACTTTAAATCTTTACTTGAATAAAATAAATTAGGATATTCCCTATCTATTACTTGTTGAATTGCTGCCCAACCAATATTATTGTTTTCCACAACAAGTAATGCTTCATTATATTCATTAGAAATATTAACTAACATATTACCAAAATCTCTTGTAGATATTCTACCTTTATATTCTGCTACCTGTTTTACTTCTTCCAATTCAATAACGTGAAAAGCAGAGTAGTCTGTAGAGTCTCCTCTACTAACGTCTGCACATACTAAATAATTTTTTGTATAATTTGGCGGCTCCCATACCCAAACATTACTATCTACTCCTCTTTTTTCAATTGGATCTACAATCATATTTTCTTTAATTTCTTCCAAAATTAAACCATCAATAACATTTTGCCCTGAAGTGATAAAATCACAATCACATTCTTGTGCCGCCATTGAAGGGCCTAACAATTTATCTTGTTCATCTCTCCATTCTTGTTCTCTTTCAGGATGTAAAGACCAATGTAGTCTAGTAAAATTAAAATCATTCAATCCGTCTTCTGCATCAACCCAAGTTCTATGAAACCAATTACCAACACCATTTGGTGTAGATAATGCAATACATTGACCACCCGTTGAAAGTGTCTGAGATGCTGCTGCCCATATTGTATCAATTTTTTCAATAAATGCTGCCTCATCAAGTATCAATAATGACAATGCCTCTGAACGACCACTTTCATCACTACTTGAAATTGCTTTAACCTGAGAACCATTCTTATATCTCAATGATAACTTATTATCTTCAACACATGGTTGTTTTAACCAACTTGGAAGATTTGCGTGCATTACTCTAATTTTTGTTACAAGATTTTTAGCAGTATCTTGTTTAGTAGCAATAACCAATATATTCTTGTCTGATTGAAAAGTCATCATCCATAAAGAGTAGCCAGCAGTAATAGTAGATATACCAAGTTGTCGGGCTTTAAGAATTATTTGAAATCTATTTTCTTTAAACTCTTCTACTGTCTTCTCTTGAAAATCATAAAGATGAAATGGTATCTTACCTCGTATTGGGTGTTGAATATAAGAATACTTCTTTAAAAAATACACGGGATCTTGTGCACATTTTATATATTCCTTCTTTATAATATCTTTATAGTTTTTATCCATTATGCAAGCTTTGGATTACGTATAAGTACATATACTGCTTTTGCGTTACAAGCCACTTCTTTTAGTGAAAAATCATACTGTGTTCCAACTGTCAAGTGTGCAAGATTTACTCTTCCACCACCTGATAAATCAGCGTGTCCAGTTGTTGATGCTTCTCCTACGATAAGTCCACCTGCTCCATAATCTGAACCTGTGAAACTTCCCGTTGCATTATTTACTATCTTTAATGAACGATATTTTCCAGGATGTCCAAATTTTTGAAATTGAGTATAATCACTTGGATGGTCATTTATAGCCATTTTAATCTCCTATTTAAGAGTTTATTTTCTGTCATATATATAAATAGTTATTCTAATTCTTTTAGTTGTTTTCTGATGAACTCTTCAGCCTCATCAGCTATTTTATCTATGTTTTCTTGTGGTGTTTTCCAACTTTCACTCTCCATTTCAAGTTCAAGTGCACCAACTTCTTCTAAAAATTCTACTTTGGAAGCATTTTCCTTCCATTCTGCCAATGATTGTAACATATCCCTATAATATGACTTTTGGTTTTCTTTAATCTTATTTTCTGCCCATTCTTCATATTTTCCCTCAATACGAAGTTGAGTTTCAATTTTTACTTGACAATCAAAACAATGTCCAAATAATCTCCAAAACTTATTATCAAGTTTTATCTTCATTGTCTTATCACACTCTGGACAAAACCAGGGCATTCTAACATCTTTCATTATCTCTGTTAGATGACTTTCTACCGTTTTTCCGTTACTTGATGATTTTTTTTCGGGTTCATACCCAACCATCACTCTTTTTTCAGGAGTTTCTCCTCGTAAAACAGCTTTCATAGCCTTATCTTGTCTTTCTGATTCTCTATTAGCCATATTACCTCACAAACTTCATTGCGCCCAATATTTGATTTACAGGTGCAAATAAACCCGTAAATTTATACATTTTACCTTTATATTTAAAAACTAAACCCTCTGATGGAACTATTGCAGACGATCCACCTAAAGAATTGATTTTTTCTAAATTTTTCTTTAATACATTTAATTTTTTTATATCTTTTGATGATTTTAATACAGAAACTGCTCTTCCTAACTCATTTTTCAATTTTTTAGCGGCGCTTTTCGGATTTACTGCCAAAAATCCTTCCAAATTCTTTAAAATCTCAGCACCTAACTCTAAAAACAACAATTCAAATGGTTTTATATGGTCTTCTTGTAACTTTTTCAAATTAAACTTGTCAACTCCTTTTGCCCAACTTAAAAACTTATCATTTTCTATATTTTTATTATCCAATCTGAATGACTTATCTAAATAAGCCCACCTTCTTACTAATGACTCTAAAACTGGTCTTGATATCTTATATTTATGTTGTTTTGCACCATTAAAGATATACTCTCTCCAATACATCTCATGATACATACCTAAAGTATCATTATCCTTTAGTTTATAAATAGTCTGTAACTTTCTCAACTTAGATAAAAAATATTTTTTTCTTTTTGAATAATTTTGCACTTTTGGTAAACTTAATGCAATTGGTTTTGATATTTTAAATTTTCTTTGTACGTGCTGGTTTACCTGTCTAATCATACCTTCTAACATTCTTGCACTACCTTTTGCTTGAGATATAGTTCTACCACTTTCATCTATCTCAATACTTCCATGAAAAAATAGTTCAGAAACATCATAATCTATAATTCTTGGTGCTTTAGGATAAATCACTTCTAAATTCATCCACTTACTACCATTACCAAATACTTTTTCTTTCTGTTTATCACTCAATGAACCTATTGCTTTTTCTAAATCTTTCATAGCAAATACAAAAGCATCTTTTATATTACCTCTACCTGCAAATTTAGAAGCCATACCATTTATATCAAGAGAACTAGCACCAAAATTCTGTAAATTTCCTTTATTTCTAGCTGCTCTTAACTTACCATCTATCCAACTCACCATTAAGTTTTGTCCATCAAGTTTCTCTGTAACGTTATCTTCTCTATTCAACTGTCCACTCAAACTCAAATCTATAATATTTTTAAAATCACCAAAAGTTAAATGGTTGTCATCAAATGGATGACTCATATGACCTGCTGCTCCACCTTCAATTAATAAATTAACTTCATCATCTAAATTAATTTCGGATAACCCACTTGCATATTTTTTTGCTGCTTTATTTCCTTTATTCTTTGCTACCCACCTAACTGCACTTTGGCGATTAACTGTTTTCTTCCTTCCTTTTGGATTAGGATTCTTTACTGTATCGGGTGCTGATGTTTTTGCTTTCTTTTCAGCACCTGCTTTCTTTTGTTTACGTGCTTTATATGCTCTATATGCACCAAAACTAACACCTGCTGCCATAGTTCCAGCACTACCTAAAATCTTTGTATATGGTGCTGTCAAACCTGTAGTAGCACCTACTGCGGTTAATACTAAAAATTTAGTTCCCATTTTTCCCGAAAACAAATCTTGCATACTATATTCACCCATAGCGGCTGCTGATGCAGCTGATGATAAATCTAAATCATACTCAGGATCTCCGATGAATGTCATCTTAGTCCAAGCATAAGTTATACCTGCTGCAGCTGCTACACCCATTACTTTTTTTAGTTTTGGATGATTTTTCAAATAATCATCAAGTTTTGCCAAATGTTTTTCTTTAGATTTCCCAAATTTAGTTTGGTGTAATTTATCGGCTATTTTATCAGGAACATAATTTATAATTTTTTGATACTGCTTAAAACCTTTTTTTGCACCATCTAATACTTTATCTACACTAAAATCATTTAATTTAGCAACAGAAAAAGCATTTTTATTCATCATTGTTTGTCTAACTTTATCTAATGGTTGTTTTCCTTTTTTAGCCCAATCTTTTAAAAAGTTATTAAACTTAACTCCTTCTTCTAACAACATTCCATCTACTTCAAGAAGAAATTCTACTTCTTTATCTAAATTAACACTTTCTTTTAAATCTGTATTCTTATCTGCATTATGTGCACCAGGTGAAACTTTTGATACTCCTATATCAACACCTGTAGTAGTATTATCATCCTTAATACCCATCCATTGTACTATTTGCCAACCCAAATTTTGTAAAATTCTATCTTGAACGTGTTGTTTATATTTAGAAATAGCTTCTTTTTCACTTCCACCTGTTTTACCATATGATACTGCAGGAACAATGCTAGTTTTTAATGTTAAATCCCATCCAGGATCTTCCGCATTTTTACTAATCATATAATCTATTATTTGCCAACCAATATCTTCAAATGTTTTTCTTATCCACTTCTCAGTATTTATTTTATAATCTGAAAAACTATTATAAAATATAGGTGGTCCATCATCAACGGGAGCACCTGCCATAATACTACTCTCAACCAACATATGAAATTCATTCCGTACTTTATCTAAATTATTATCAACATATTCATATAATTTACCAAACCTATCTGTCATCATTTTATAAACAGAAGCATTCCAATATCCAAAAAGTTTTTTAAACAATAATTGTCGTTGTTTTGGTTTTATTTTAGGATTTCCCAAAATAGTTCTCATAGTAGTTCCACTAATTTCTTTACCAGCAACATTTACTGATATATGTGGTGCTTGTAGAACATATCCGTGTGTACTAAATCCTTTTAAATCTTTTTTATTCTTTTTATAATCTTGAAAATATTTACCACCTGATAATCTACCCTTATCCTTCTTTCCAACTACAAATACGGCTACAGTTTTCTTTGGGTTAAATTTTCTATATAAACTAGCAGGTTTATATGGATTATCCATCAATATATTTTTTGAAGGAATTCCCATTTTAACCATATGTGCTTTTTTCTCTTTAAAATTTAAAGGGTGTCGAGGTGGTTTCTGAATATTAGAAGTTACAATATAAACATCATCAAATTGTTTTTGAAGTGATTTATATACTTTTAAATGATGTGGTCCAAATGGTTGAAATCTACCTGGATATATAGCAATAATCTTATCCCAATCTTGTGCCTCATCAAGATGTTGTGTACTAAAAGTATCTGTATACTTTATCTGTTTATTTAATTGATCTACTTTTTTCTTAGCTTTCTTTACGTATTTTTTACTAGGTGAAGGTAGTACACCTGCAGGTGCACCAAATTCCTCTTTCACATAAGGATCAATTAGCCATTGAGTTAACTTATTCATTTATAATTGCCTT